ATTCGCCGGAGCGAATGAGGATTGCGTTGACATGCCCTCGGTTCAGGAGGGTCGGAGCGGATTCAACCAGCTTGGGAATAAATCTTTTGCCCGTCTCTGTGTCCAGAAACTTCGCAAGATTTTCTTCGTCTATGGTTGTCCAGTCTAAGGGGCCAGCTTGTATTTCCATTGGGGTAACACTGTTTTGTTATTGTTGAGGGGGACCAGCTACGGGGGCCGCTTCTCCGGGTGCCGGAGGAGGGCCGCTTAAAAGTGCTCCTTGCGCGTGCGCGTCGTGCATCTGCGAAAGTTGTCCGGCCATCGCGTCGTGCTGTTTCAACTGCTGAATGGCGGGACCCATTTTCTTCACCAACTCCGCCACGTCCGCCAGCTTGTCCTTGGGGACGCCCTGGTGAATTGCGTTATTGTAGTGCTCGTTGATGTGGGCGAAAACTGCTTCGAGAACTTCAGTAGTCATCTGCCCATCCATAATGTGCTGCGCGATTTGCTGCGCGGCTGGCATGATGACGCTCAAATGGATTTCATGATTGTCCCTGGGGGAAACTGGCACCGGCTGCCCGTGCATCAGCAAGCCGAGTTCCAAGTTTTGCATCCGGTCGTTCTCCGCGTGCTCGGTCGGGTCCGCATCAGGCAGCAAAACCTTGTCCACGAAATCAGAACTGACCCGCGCGGTCAAGTCTTCCACTTCGAGGGCGCGCTGATTGTAAAGCGGGTTGCCTTTCTTCTCTGCGGCCACGGACACAATCAACTGGCGCTGCATCGGCGTCAAATCCTTGACTGTGCCGGAAGCGGCCTGCTCGGAAAGTTCGTCGAGTTCCTCTCGGGTCATTATCTGGAGAAGCTCTTTTTGCATCAGCTTTGCATCCTCGTCGTCGGTCTCAGAGTCACAAAGGCGCTTCTGCATGGTGCCCATCATCGTTGAAAACTGTTCGAGGAAGCGGGAGATTCGAACGTCCTGGCCTTCCTCTTCCCGTTGGGCGAGGAGATTCCACGCCGCCGGGCTCCTCATGGCTTCGCCGCCCTGCTGCTGCGGCACCGAAGTAGAGCCAATAAGCTGATTCACCAACTGATTGAAATAAACGTCCAGCTTGAGAAAGCCTTCAACGTTCCCGTCCATCTTGCGCTCCAGAATATCCCAGCCGGAGGGGAAAATGCAGGTCGCGCCAATCACCGACATTTTGAAAGTGTGAATCCGTTTCACGTCGCCCTGCACGATAGTCTTGCCGCTCATGATTAGCCGGTCCACAACTTCGTTGCGGGTGCGGTCAATCATTCCGGCTAACTCGTAAATGTCACGACCAACCCCCTTGGAACCGTGTAAAGTGCCATTACCTTTCTGAAAAGAGAAAAACGAAACAGTGTCTTCCATGCTTTCAAATCGGTCATCACGGGAAAAGATTTCCAGCATTTCTGGCCCTGCCATCCGATAGTGTGAAACCTTGCCCGATACTTCTCGGGCGAGCAGTGTATATACGACAACAACAGAGTTGCCTGCCATATAGGACGCGCCAATCGTAAGCTCACGAAGCGCGTTTTGATACCACGTTTCCAGGGTTCCGCCCACGTTGAGCCTATCGCGAATTTGAATAGGGGAAGCTCGGTTAATTGCGTCGATGGTATTTTTGAGATTCCATCCTGCGGTCTCTGCGGCTTCGCGGTCTTTGATATGGGCAAAAAGTTCATGGGGGAGAAAAACTTCCTTCAGCACGCAGATTTGAGCCATGCGCGGGTCTGCCTTCGTCCCGTCCGCGACGAAGCTCTCGTCCTGCTTGAAGTGAAAGGGGAACCAGTGATATTCATCCAGCCACGCTACGATAGTGTGGCCAAAAAGTGCGTTGTCGAAAGCAATGTCCTCGATTAGGGTGCGCCAGCCTTTGCGGCCCCGGCAGGTCTTTGTGATTGCGGCGCGGAAGCGTTCAGTCTTCTCGGTCGCGTTCTGCCACTTGGAACTGAGGGCGGAGTTGGTGAGATATTTCACGCCGTCGATTGCGGCCACGAATCGCGGGCCAACTTTTTCAATCATCGAAGGCAGCGGCTTCGTGGTGAAGTTCGAGCGCCAACCGAGCCCTTCCGCTTCAAGCTTGTAAGCGTCATACGGACGCTCAGCATTATACTTGGCCAGGATGCGGGAATTGACGATGGACCGATTGCGCCCGGCCATGATGACCGTCTTGACCACGTCGCGGGCCATGCCTATGTCACGGATGCTCTTTTGCGTCGGCTCGCCCTTCGAGTCCAGCATGGGCGACTGAATGACGGAGCCCAAATAGTTTTGGGCGTAAGGCATAACACCACCGAGCCCTGCGGTAGGTTGATATGAAGGTGACGGCATATAATGTCCTCAAATAGTCTCTTCCCGGCGCTGTTTTGGCAACCACACCCGCTGCCACTTTCCAATAGGGCATTTCTCGGTCGCGAGCATCACTTTCGCCATAATCAGGCAGCCGCACTTGCCGCAAACGCCCTCCTTGGCGAAGTCGCAGCCGTCGCACATTCTGCCGCGCCCATTAATTACGTGCGCGGGGGCGATGGGGTCGTAGCCATACCATTTCGCGTATTGGTTGAGAAAAAACGCTTTGATGAAGGTGAGGAAAAGCAGAATCATATTGACCGTCGCCTCCAGCAGCAGCCGGGCAACTCCGGGTTGTCCACCGTCTGGCTCTCCAGGTGAACAGTAGTGGGCAGGTCTTCCCCCAACACTTCGCACGCATGTAAACGCCCGTCCTGAAAACGCTTTTCGATTAAGGACTCCCGCAGCACCTTTACCGCTGCTTTGCAAGAGGCGCACCCTTCAGGAAGTGAAATATTTTTGGGGCACCCGGCGCACACCTGCGCGCGGTCGCGGGCAAGCTGCTTGTCCACAAACTGATTCCACTTGTCGGCCTTCAGTTTGTTCAACCACTGAATAACGCGGGTCTTCAATGACGCCTTTTTGACCTGGACCGCAGTGAGCCCGTTATCTTCCCGGCAGAGGACCGGGTTGCGCTGACATGCCTGCGCGACAACTTCAGCGGGCGGGTCTCCTGGCGGAAGATTGGCGCGCTTGCGATACGCTACCACGCGCGCGATGACCCCCTGCCACGTTTGGCCGAAGAGGCGCGCGCCGTCGCTATCGAGAAAATAATATCCGCCGTGCGGGTAAACGTTTGGGTTAAGTGTCTTCATAAAATTGGCTCCATCGAACCGGGCTGCCTCATGCTGGTATCCAGGTAGTCCGACATATTTGTCGGGTCGATTTTCACTCCGTTCGTCACGCCCGGCGTGGGCCAGTCGTCCGTGTCCTCCTCGCCGCCGGGAACGTCCACCGGTTTCCCGCGCATGGACAAAATTAATCCGCTGCCTTTTCGGGCTGCATGGACCAAAAGGCTGAGAGCATCGGCTTCGTTTGGACTACCGAAACCACGGCTCTCATAATCACGCTTGCTCTCCACTTTGGATTTTCCATTAAGGACACGAAATCGCCGGTTAGTAAGCTGCTGCGAAAGTTTGGACATGTCGAGTTGAGGCGCGAGCATGAGATACCCAAATTCTCCCCACTGCCGCATTGCGAACCAGAGGACCGAATACATTCTTTCAAATTGCTCATTTGCTTTCTTTGAGTCCTCCAACATTATTTTCTCTTCGCCCGCGCCCTCCGAATAGTTCACGTCATGGATGACTGAGGACCACTCGTATTTGATAAGGTCCGCCACGCCAGCGCCGTGCCCCGTTCGGTCGCACGCGTAGTATTCTGCTTTCGCGCCTGCCTTGCGGTTCATGTCGAGAACATTTTTCTTCATCGCCACGGTGTCCCCTTTCGGCAGCACAAAAAGCTGGTTTGCCTGGAGACCCCAGCGCGGCACTATCCGGTCGCCTGGGTTCGGGCCTTTAAACATCACCTTGCGCCCGTTCGGAAATTCCAAACTCGGCGGCAACTTCACCCCGCTTGCTAGTCCCCACTGGCCAACAATATGAATCGCATCGTCTCCGCCTTCGAGCGCTAAATCGGTTGCCGATACCGGCTCCGGCTCACGATACCAAATGAACTCACCGCGCCACTTGTCCAGCATCCCCGGTGGTATCACGGTTGCTTCGAGGCCCATCGTCGGATACATGCCCCGGCCCATCGTTCTGTAGCCGCTGCCGTTCCTGCCGCCCGCGTTCGCGGCGATGCTTGCCAGACCTTCCTGCGTTTGGAGACCTGGGTAAACTATCCGGCCCTGGAGAACGTTTTCGCATTGCTCCCCGTCGATGCGGACCACGTCCCACCCGCGCGTAGATTTCCATCGGTAATCTTTATCCTCGTCCACGTTGGACCAACCCGTAGGAGGCTCCGCACGTTGAGCCACTTTGCTAGAGGCGTCGGTCGGATTATAAGCGCCGAAAATTTTAAAGCCTCCCACGCCCTTCGCTTCGATTTCGGAAAGGACGTTGTCAATGTCGAGCCAAATACCATCAGGGACATTTTCGATTTCATCGAGAAAAATAAAGAGTCGTGAGAGAGGACCAAATTTCGGGTGCGGCTGCGGGCGCGGGCGTCGGTGTTGCCCCTGAAGCCGCCCGGCCTTCTTTACGTTACCCTTGGGAATAACCACGCCGGATATTGACGAAAGAAGGTCGCGGCGGTTCATGCCAATGAACAGGTCACCAATCTGACCGGGCATCGGCAAAGTTGCATTGGCGTGCAGTGCCACTATGTGAGAAAAAAGATTCTGTTCCAAGTGGTTCTCTGACGGACCCACCACGCGAATCGTAGTCCACTCCGGGTCCCGGACCCATTCCAGGAAAAGCCTCACGCCCATCCCGTAAGATTTTCCCATCTTCGCGGCCCCCATGATAAGGCCCATGTCGGCGGTGTTGAATAGGTCCCACACCTGCTTCACCGAGTGCGGCTCGGGGGTGAACTGGTTAGGAGACCAAAGCATTTGCGCGGCCTCTTCCATCCCGTTCGCCTCCATGATGGAGTGCAGAAAATTAATCAGAATCGGGTGCGACTTCTCCGGGTCGTCCTGCGGCTTCAGTGCGCATGGGAGACCTACGAAATCGGACACGAGCCGGGCGGCGTCAATATGCTGCTGCTTGTGGAGCAGTGCGGCGACTGCTAAAGCAGCATCATGCGTTGGCTTGTGGGGTAGCATTCCCGCTCAGGAATTAATTGGCCTGCCGCAGGTCAAAATCTGGTCCAGCTTCCCGCTCGGGAATTTGACCAGCTTCGCGCGCTGCCATCCCTTGCGGCCATACACTGCAATCCTCCGGCGTTGCCCTGGGCGGCACCCGAAGTTGACCACCCTTGAGTCCATCATGACGGACCCGCGCTTGGGCCTGGGGGTCGTCCGGGGGAGATAGAGCCGGGTATGCCATCCGCGCGCCGTCCAGCTTTGCGCGATTAGCCGGAGCGCCTCCAGGTGACGTTGATTGTAAACTAAAAATACGTTCATAAAATAGAGACGAAACTTGTAATAAAAACTGGCTAGTTTTTCTTACACGTCGCCCACGTTATATAGTCTCTGTTTTCACCCCGAAGTGTAGGCACAAAAACACAAAAAGAGCCGGTCCCCGAAGGGCTCCGGCTCTCGCCTAATTGTTGTTTAAACGCTGAACTACTTCATTGATTTCCCTTTCTTGGCCGCGCCGCAACACGCGCGCCCGTTCTGGTGACTGGGTTCCTTGCCGTTCTGGATGCGGGCCAGACGCAATTCACACGCCTCCTTGTGAAGTGCCGTGGCCACTTCCACGGCGTCAGTTTTGACGCTCGAAGTGCCGTTAATTACCTGCCGGGCGATGAAACCCGTATAGCTGCCTCTCATGATGCCATTTCCTTTCGATGCGAGCGGAGACCCCATCCGTTGAGAATCTGCCGCACGCCTTTTTGTTTCCAGAGCTTGCCGGTCCGGGTTCGGTAATTGCCAGCATTTAAAGTGCCTGCAATCGTGTTGTCGTTTTCTCCCGCTTCGCGCAACGCGCGCATAGCGTTCAAAATTTCCCACTCGCCCGGCTGGGTGCCGTAGGGAGTGTTGCCGCCGCAGTATCCACCGGCGGCACGTTTGCGCTCACGGGCTTCGCTCAGCTTCAGCACCAACGCCGATTTCTCCCATTCTGCCAGGGCACCTAAAATCTGCCGGATAAGTTTACGCGACGGGTCCCCGTCGTTGCTCGCCATGTCAATAAGTTGACCCTGGTCCACCGCATAAACCTTGATGCCCCTCGCCCGGCATTCCTTTAGAGTGAATTCCTGGACCATCAGGTCGCGCGCCAGCCGGTCCAGGCGCTCCACAATAATACCATCGCCGGGTTCGCATTGGGCCAGCATGGCGAGAAAACCGGGCCGGGCCATACCCTCCACAGTGCCGCTAACGCCCTTCTCAAAATAGGTCCCCATCGGCAGCAAGTTGTGGGCGCG